ACGATCCGGCGCTGGGCCTTGTAGTGCTCGTACGCCCAGTCGTCGAGCGCCTCGCCGTGGAAGTGGACCGCGTGCGTCATCGTCCACACCACGCGCTTGAGCGTCAGCAGCCGAGCTCGGAACTCGGCGTCCGTCTCGAACCGGCGGTAGGCGAGCTTGCGGTGCGCGTTCATCGCTTCCTCGCTCGGATGGCGGCGAGTTCGCGCTCCCAGAACAGCATCTGCCGCTCGGCGAACGATTCCTCGTCGATTTCGTTGCCGAGGTCGACGCCGGGATGCGTCGCCTCGGCGGCGACCATAGGAAGCGACGCAAGATCGAACACGAGCACGATCCCATCGTCGCCGGCGGCGCGCCGGGCGTTGCGCAGCAGCTTGAATGTGGACGGCTGCTTACCGCCGACGAGCCAGAAGGATCCGTCGTCAGCGTGGTCGTCGTACCGAAGCGCGAGGAATCGCGCCGCGTATCCGCGTTTTAGAAGCTCGAGCGCGACGTCGTTCATCGGAGGCTGTCCTTCCAGTGCGTGCGCCCGTCCGGCCCACGCCAGCGCAGGCCGAGCGCGACCGCGCCGCTGTCGAGCGCGCCGATCGCGAACATCCCGAGGATGCGAAGGAGCACGAGCACGATGCGGATCACGCGGGCACCGCCGTCTCTGTGGCCGTGCGCGCGGCGAGCTCGAGCGCGAAGGCTCGCGCGTCATCCGCGATCGGCTGGCAGACGTAGCTCGCTTCCTCGTTGATGTTCGGGTCGAGCGCGGCCTGGATCAGCGCCACGTGCGAGGCCTCGAACAGCCTGCGGTTCTCGTCATTCGGAGGACGAACCCACGGCTTGAGCCGCCGCCGGAGCTCACTCAGGGTGTCGCGGTAGACCTTCAGCTCCGCCTCGAGGGCGGCGACGACCGCCTTGGCCTCGTCCTCGGTATGGCGCCAGCACACGACCCACATCGAATGGTCGCTGCCGTCGTAGCACTCGCCGACGATGATCCAGATGACGTGCGGCGCGGTCACGAGAGCCTCGCGATCCAGCGGTAGTCGCTCCACCAGCCGGTGAGCGGCCAGATCCAGCGGAGCAGCTTCCAGCCAACCGTGACTCGCACGAGCTCGACCTCGGCGATCAGGAATGTGCCGGTTCCGACGAACCGCGTGCGCTGCTCCGTCACGCGCGCGAGCCGGACGCCGAACCACTGCAGCACGGCGAAGTTCAGAACGCCGAGCCAGGTCATCGTGCTGCCTTTCGCGCGCGCCGCGGGCGCTGGTCGTAGTCGACCTCGATGTCGGTCTGGTCGAAGGCCTCGCGCTCGACCGCGATCTCGCCGGGCTCGGCGCTCTCGCGGAGGTCGTACCCGTGGTCGTTCGGGTCGAGCTTCGCGCGGATGTTGCGGAGGTGGCGGGCGCTCATCGGGGCGCTCGCTTCGGAAGGTCGTTCGCGGCGCCGGCGAGCCGCTCGGCCAGCTTCAACGCCTGCGAACGGGTGAGGTACACGAGGGCGTTGTCGCCGGTCGCGTCGAACAGCTGCAGCGACACGTAGCGCTGGCCGTCGGCGAGCACCTCGTAGGCGCTGTCGTGGGCGCCGGGGTCGCGTTCGATGATGCGGATCATGCTGCCTCTGCGGTCGTGAGGTCGACCTCGTCGAACTGCGCGCGCACGATCGCAGCGGCGAGCGGCGGGCATACGCTGTTGCCGCACATGCGGATGTACAGCCCGCCCGGAGATACCGACCACCGGTGCTCGCGCGTGAACGCGTTCGCGATGGTCCAGCACCGAAGGCACTGTTTCTCGTCGGTCGCACAGCCGTCGAAGATGTCGAAGTGGGAGAGATACGAGTCGCCGGCGGCGATCAAGCACCAGCACGTGTCGCACGTGTGCTCCTTGCGCGCGCGTCCGATCATGTGGTCGCGCCAGACCTTGGCCGCCTCGTCAAAGTCGATGTCGCACATCAGCGCCTCCCTCCGCGAAGGCGCCCCGGCTTCATCCCCCGGTAGCGCGCGTTCGTCTCGTTCGTGAACACCGCGACCGGCTGCGGCCGCGGGTCGCACACCTCGCCGGTCGCCTCCGCCACGTGGAAGCCCAGGCCGTGCAGCGCGGCGCGGACGGTGCGCTCGACCAGCTTGCGGCCGACCTCGGCGTCGCCGCTCGAGCTCGCGCAGCCGGCGAGCGCCGCGATCAGCGTGTAGAGGTCACGGGTGAAGTTCTCGTCCGCCTGGACCTCGGCGAGGGCGCGGTCGACGAGCTGCTTGATGGTCACCACAGGATTTCGTCCTTCGTGCGGTTGATGGCCGTGGCGACGCGCACCGCGACCGATTCGTCGGATTCGTCGTCCCCGATCTGGAACGTCACGGTCATCGGCTTGCCGTTGCGCGCGATCGTGACGAACAGCTCGCCGCCGCGCGCTGGCGGCGGAGCGGCGACGGTAAAGGCGACCCCAGCCGCGTCATGTCGGAGTGCTGCTTCGGCGGAATTACCAGACAGCGACGCGGCCGGGGTCGAATCGAGATCGACCTTCGCGATCGGCGCGGTGTCGCGCGCGTCCTCGAGGTCACTGACGTCGAACGTGTGGCTCCGGTCGTTCGGGCTAGCCACGCGTCACCGTCCTCGGCAGGCCCGGGCGCTGCTCGAGCGCCCGCACCCGGCTGCGGGTGTCCGCGTGGACGACCGCGAGCGCGTGCACCTTGCCGATCAGCTTCGCGACGATGCCCATGCCGATGCCGGGCGTGACGCCCAGGCGGCTCATGTCGTGGAGCTCGACCACGACGTTCTCGGCGACATCGTCGAGCGGCGTCGGCACCTGCTTGGGGCTCAGCAGCTCGCGCAGGAGCTCAGCGCTCGTGTCCCACCACCGGAACAGGTCATCGGTGGTCGGCATCTCGGGGCGGGTCGCGAGCAGCTCGCGGAGCTTGTCGGCGGCCGTCACGGAGCCTCCGGCGTTTCCACGCGCGCGTGGTGTGTGATGCTGGACTTGATCTCTTCAAACCGGTTGGCAATTCCGGTCATCCACTTCACTTGCAGTGGAGCCGTGGGGTCGTGCCGATGGATGTACGCAGGCGAGATGCCGACGAGATCCACCAGCCGCGTACCCTCGAACATCGTCGCGATCCAGAACGTGCCGCGTCCCGGCGGAGGTCCCTTGATCCATGCGACCTTCAAGACGCCACCGCCATGTCCTGCTCCGACTCGTACCTGCGCACCTCGCGCTCGCTGATGCGGTAGACGCGCTTGTCGGGCTTGAACGCCCGCAGCCGGCCCGCCTTGATCGCAGCCGACACGGTGTGGCGGTCCACGCGCCAGCGGCGCGCGAGCTCGGGAATGGTGAAGAACACGCCGGTGTCCGTCGCCGCGGGTGCGGGCGCCGGAATCGGCTGTGCGTGGTCGATGGCCTTCTTACGCATCAGGTCCCTTCCTCGCGTCCGCGACGCGCTGGGCGTGCGGCTCGCGATACTTCCTCGCATCGATGATCGACGTGCACCGCTGGCCGGGCTGCGCGTTGCAGATCCAGCAGTGGACCTCGATCGGATCCGGAGACGTGGTCGACTCGTCCGCCATCAGCGGCGCCTCCGCTCGACGTCCTGCCCGTGGCAGAATGCGATCGGCCACGCGAGCACGATGCCGATCACGAGCGCGTAGAACGCCGTCACGCCGCACCTTCGAGCTCGTCGCGGTCCCAGTCGCGCTCATCGCGCGGCGCGTACGGCGTGACCTCTGAGCGCGCGAGCATCCGCGCGAGCCGCTCGCGACCGAGCGCGGTGATCGAGTAGCGGTAGCTGCCGATTGCCTTTCCCGTGCGCGAGGTCAGCCCGTCGCGGTGCAGCCGCGAGATCACCTGGTTGTACGCGCCGATCTGGTCGTCCTGGATCTCCAGGCCCTCGTGCATCTCGTGCGAGCTCGCGCTGTCGCGCCGGCGGAGGAACCGCAGCACGCGGACCTTGGGGGTGGCGAGCAGCTCGTCGAGTGGCACGTAGCCGCTGCCGGTCGCGTTGGCGCACAGCCGACCGATCATTCGCTTGCGAGCGGAGGCGGAGATACGGCCAGAGCGCGACGGGGCCGGGGTGTTGGGGTGAGGCGTGGCCCCGTCGCGCTCGTGAGACGGCGCGTCAGCCGAGGTGGATGGCGACGCAGCCGAAGCGGATCTCAGCATCAGGCAGCTCCTTGCGAGCGCACCGCGCGAGAACCGTGGCGCGCGGGCGAGCGTTTGGCGTTAGCGATCGCGTCGATTGCCAGCTCGACGCCGTGCAGGAACACGCGGTAGTGGCCGGCGAACGGATCGTTGCCGCGCGAGTTGTTGTCGCAGGCGATGAACCATTTGCGCAGCGTGCGCGCGAGGAAGAGGGCCTGCGCCGGCTTGCGCATGGCGATGAGCGTCCAGACGTCGACGACTACCTCGTGGGCTTCGGGCGGTCCTTCGAGGCGCATCACTTCGCACCGTCCTTGCTCGCCGCGCGAGCGTTGATGACCTCGGCGCAGCGCCTCCGCGCTCCGGCCCGCGAGCTGCCGTGAAGATGGACGTTCGGATCGCCATCGGCAGCTAGCGCCTCATGGCATGTGGCGATGAGGTAGTGCCCGCCGATTCGATCATCGGGCCCGGCCGACGCGAGAAGCTCGCGGATCTGCTCGTCGATGATGTTGTCGGCGGTGATCATAGAGCGCAGCCCTCGAGCGGCATGTCAACGACCGTCTTGGGCGGGTCGACTAGCGCGAGCACCGCGTCGCGCAGCTCGCGCGGCGCCACGGGCTTGACGAGGTAGCGCTCGCCGGTCGCGGCCATCAGCGCCTCCTCGCTCGACAGGAAGAGGAAGGCCGGCGGCACCCGCATCGAGCGGACGAAGTCGCGAACGTCTCCGCCGTGGCGCGAGCCCCCGAGATTCCAGTCCGACAAGCAGAGGTCGAACGCGCCGCCGGCCACGTCCGGGCAAGACAGCAGGAGGATCGCCACCTCGGCGGTTGTCGCGTGGCGGAAGTCGACCTCGCCGGCGATCGCGCGCCGCAGGAGGCGCTCGGTGCTGCGGGCGAGGACCTCGTCGTCCTCGACGATCAGAATCCGGGTTGCTGTTCCCATATGGTTAGTCTTACTAACCGCGAGGCCAAAGGTCAAGCCTCGTGTTTAGAAAAACTAACCAGCTCGCGTAACACCGCTCCGCTTCACGTATTCCAGGAGGTCAGCAAACGCCTCAACGCCAGATAGATCTTCGCCGGCCGCGCGCCAGAGCCGCTTCGCGAGCTCGCGCCTCCGCGCCGCAATCCCCTTCGCGCCCGCGTGCGCGCCCTTCTTGTGTGCCGCCGCCTTCTTTTTCACCGTGAACTCCTCGGTATCGATCGCCTAAGCGACTACGCCGTTGTGAATGAAGGTCCGTTCTATCGCGCGGGTATGATAGTCCGCGGACCGAACGAGATCCCCATCCGGAGTCGCCGGATCGGACTAGAGATTTTTGGTGAGCAACTCGAGCATTGCGGCTGCACGCTCAAGGCCACCGTTGTCGAGCCTGGCGATAGCTGTGGCGATACGGGACACAAGCGCCTTCGTGAGCTTGATCTCCTGGTCGGCGATCTTGGCGGCCTCTGCGGCAGTGAGCTTGCGGTTCACCGCGCGCACGTAGCTGATGTATGCCGAGCGCTTGAGCGTCGGCTGCACGCCGCTTTCGATATTAGAGACGGTGCCGTGGGTGGTGTGCGCCAGGCGCGCGAAGTCGCGCGCGTTGAGGCCCATGCGCTCGCGCGCGGCCTTCCAGCTCTCGCGCTCCTTCGGCCCGATGAGGACTGGCAGGTCGGTCGCCGTCACCTCGCTCTTGGCCGGTTTCTCGCGCTCGCTCATGGCGCGCCGATCCCAGCACGAACGATGGTTAGTCACACTTGACGTGGACTGGTTAGTCGCGCTAGACATGTCGGTATGGAGCTTGGTGAACGCCTCGCGGCATGGCGGAAGATCAGAGGGCTGAGCCAGGGCGACGTCGCCAAGGCACTCGGCATCACTCGCGCCGCGGTCTCCCAGTGGGAGGACACCGAAGAGTCGAAGCGAACCAGCCCCACCCAGGCACACCTCAACGCATTCGTCGCGCTCATCGGCGTCTCGCTCGCGGAGTTCCACGGCGCCGTCCCCGGTCACTCGAAGACCGCGGCGAGGGCGTCCTGATGTCGTGTCAGTCATCGGCTACGGCCGCGTTCGGTTACCACTCCTTCACCCTCGTTTTTTTTGCTCAGAAAATCCCGGCGAACCGCGGCGAACATGACCGCACCGCCTTCGCCGGAGGCGTCGCGTGACCCAACTATCGCTCGGCTACAGCCCTGAGCATCAGGGCCGCCAGGTTTGGCAACTCGAGCTCGACTGGTGCCGTCGAGCCGTCGATGCGATCGGCCACAAGGAGGTCGCTTACGCGCTCGACGTGAAGCCGAGCACCCTGACGGACGCGCTGTGCGAACGCAAGCGCGAGGACGCCACGCCGAAGGGGATGCGTGCGGAGTGGGTCTCGGTAATCCGCCAGATGTCGAGCGACGGCATGCGCGCGGAGTATCTGCGCCTGATCTCGACTCCGCTCGGCTATGTCCCCCAGCGCGTTCGAGTGATGGACCCTATCGAGGAGCTTCGCGCGACCCGCGAGGCGATCGCCCGGCTGGCGCCGGGACTCCTCTCAGCCGTCGATAGAGAAGTCGGTCGGTAGCTCTCGCGGTTCTGCTGCGTCGCCATCCTGGCGAGCTCGGGCCGGTCGCCCGACGACGCACGATGATTTTTAGAGTGGAAGATGGCGAAGCCTCGCCCAGGGGACTCCGGAGCGTGCTCGCAGGCTCGGCGTGTGCGCTAGGGCCGAGCGCAAATTTGCGCGGACAACGGCTAGGGCGCGACCACGCGCTCGAGCTCGCAGTCGTTCAACCACGGCACGTCGGTCAGCTCGCCTCCGGTGCAGAGCAAGAACACCTCGTCGCCGCGCTTCGTCGTGCGGATGGCCGGCGCGCCGACGTCGGTGAACCAGGCCTCGACGTGGCTGCGGCCACCCGCGGTCTGCAGCTCGAGGGACGTTCGTCCGTGCTCGCCGACGATGCCGTGCACGCGCAGCCGCTTGCCGAGCCACTTCGCGTCGGCGGCGCCGCGGTCCTTCGCGTAGAGGTCGAACAGCTCGCGTGCGGTGACTTCGATCGGCGGACCAGTGTCCGGCGCTGGCTTCGCGCCCGGCGCAGCGCGCTTGTGCTCGCGCGCCGGAGCGGGGTTATCGCAGGAGCAAAGGATCAGCGCGAGCGGCACGAATCTCATCCCTCGACGGTACCGCCGATCGCCTGCAGCAAGGCGCTGCACCTGGGGGGCGCGTGAGCCACCCGCAGCACATCTACGCGGAGCTCTCTACCGAGCGCTGCGACGGCCTGCGCGATGACCTCGAGGCTCGCCTCGAGCTGTGCAGCTGGGACGAGCTGAGGGTACTCGACGTGTTGCTCAATCGCCTCGAGCTCGGCCGCGCCCGATACGGCTACCTCGACACCGCGCGCGATAAGCGCGACTGGAAGCGCGAGCGCGCCGAAGAGGGGCGTGACTGGCTCATCTACGACGCGCTCGACGAGCTCGACCGCGCAGACAAGGAACGCCGGTGAGCATCTCCCACGACAGCAAGTTCACGTTCACGTGCGATGGCTCCTGCCAGCGCGACCAGCTGGTCGTCGACGCCAAGACGGAGCGCAATGCGATCGCGAAGGCACGGCGCGCGAACTGGAACGTGCTCCGCGTCCGCGCGCGCGGCGTGGCGCACAACAAGCGTGCGACCACCGTGCGTCGCGTGCTCTGCCCGGGCTGCGGCTGGCTCGTCGGGGTGTTCTTTCGATGACCGCGCTCGCCCACCACAGCTCGAGCGCACAGCTCGGGCTCCTCGACTGGAAAGGATCACATGAGCATCAGGAGATTCGGTCGCGGCTACGGGATCGTGATCAGCTGCAACTGGCACAAGCACAACCCGAACGCGAAGGACTGCCCGGAGAAAATCTCGACGGCAAACCTCGACGTGAAGGCGAACCGATCGCATGCGGCGAAGCAGGGCTGGGGGCGCGGCCTGTGTCGCGGACGCAAGAGCTACGACCTCTGCCCGAAGCACATGGATTTCGAGCGCGCGAACCTGAAGAAGCAGGATGCGGAGCGCGAGGCGCGGAGGATGAAGCGCGACGAGGATCGTCGCGCGGAGAAGGCCGCCAAGAAGGCGGCTGCGGCTGCAGCGCCGAAGAAATCGCGCGCGCGCAACGCTGTGCCGTCCGCGGAGACCGCACCCTCGGCGGACAGCGCCCCGGCGTCGCTCTGATCCTGCTGCCACGCTCGCCGTCGCTGTGGTGGCGCCCGTGCCTGACGCGCGCCGAGGGAAGCGAGCGCGAGCACTGCTGGTTCCTCGCGCTGTCGTCGCGCCCGTCGCTCTACTGCTGGACCTGCAAACCGGGGGTCGCGTAGGTGGCGCGCGCGAAGAAACAGCGGACCGCCGCAACCGATCCACTGCTCAACCCGTGCACTGCGTGCGGCGTCGGAATCGGAGAGGGCTGCCGCACCGTCGGCAAGAACGGCACACCGCTGCCACGAATCACCCGCGCGACGCGGCTCGTCCACGCCGCGCGCCTCGAAGGAGTCGCCGATGCTGCGTGACCTGTTGCTCAAGCGCGTTCGCCCGGCCGTCGAGCGGACCGCGAACCAGATCGTCGACCTGCTGATCACGCGGGTCGAGACCGAGCTCGCGCTCGTACCGGAGGCGCTCGAGGTCGCGCTCTCGGCGTTCGCCTTCACCCCGGAGCCCAAGCATGCCGATTCAGATTGGCCCGATCATGATCCCGTGCCGACGGTGCCGAGCGGCGCCGGGCGAGGACTGCGAAGTGATGACCGACGAGGTCAAGGACGCTCCGATTCCGGCGATGTCGACGGGCCGAACGAGGAACAACCCGCACAAGAAGCGAGTCCGCGACGCCGCGAAGGTGAGCGAGCTCCTCGACTGGTAGCGCCGGCCGATCCACTCAAGCAGGTGCTCGGTCCGGTGCTCGCCGGGATGCTTGCTCCTCCGCAGCCGAGGCCGAGTAGCGACTACCACACCATCGAGCATCGCGACACCAAGCCCGAGAACGTGACGTCATCGGGCAAGCCGCGCCAGCGCGCGGTGATGCGCTGCTCGAAGTGCGGCAAGCTCGGCGCTCGCGCGGACGGCTGCGGCACGAGCCACGAGCCCGAACACGTGCTCACCGCGATCGAGCCTTCGCGACAGGTGCGACCGACGCCTGCCGCGGTCGCACACGCGAAGAACAACATCGCGCGGCGTGAAGCCATCAAGGCCAGCGCAGGTGGTCTGGTCGTGAAGCCATCAAGGCCAGCGCAGGTGGTCGACGACAACGCGAACGCGCGTGAGCGCTGGACCGCGGAAGAGATCGCCGAGGAGACCGAGCGCTGCGAGTTGCTGAAGCCTGACGGCTCGATGCCAGCTCTCAGCTCGAGCTGGGAGTTCTGATGTCGACCAGGAGCGACGAGGCGATCGTGTTCGCCCAGATCGACGCGAACCTCGACTCGAACCCGAAGATCCGGAAGGCCGGCTCGCTGGGTCGTCAGGTGTTCGAGTTCCTGCTGCGCCGCAACGCACTCCGCGGATTCAACGGCTACGTGCCTGGCTCGTTCGCCGATCCGGACTACCTCGCCGACGTCCTCATGATCTCCGCGAGCGATGCGGTGACGGGTGTGACGAAGGCCGTCACCGCGCGCCTCATCGCAATCGACGACAACGGCGACGTTCAAATCGTCGGCTGGCACGAGAGCTGGGGCAAGCGTGCGAAGTCTGGCAAGGAACGAACCAGGAAGTGGCGCGATCGCAACAAGGCGGGATCGTTAGACGACGAGACGACAGGTGACGAGCGTGACGAAACGCCGTCACGCGAGACGGTCAGTGACGAAAGTGACGCAAAGAGAGGAGAAGAGAAGAGAGATCTAAGAGATACACATTCGCACGTGCGCGTACGTCACCCGGCTGCGGGTGGCGTGGCTCGTGCGGTGTGGACGTACGGCGCGAAGCTTCGGACCGAGCTCGCCGAAGCGAACGTTTCCGTTCAGCCGTGGGCGTTGCTCGTCGGGACCGAGCACAGCGGCTGGATCGCGCTGCTCGACCGCGTCTGCGAGCAGCTCGTCGCGTCCGCGCCCGAGGCTGTGGAAAAGCTGTGCCGGAACCGCCTCGACGTCGCCGCGGCGAAAGCGCGCGACGAAGGCGACGGTCAGTGGTTCTCGTCGACCGCGCTCTTCACGCGCAAGAGCTTCGACGCGTTCGCGCACCTCGACCCCAAGCAGTTCGACCGCAAGGCGCCCAAGAAGCGCGCCGACGGGGCGCTGATCGGCTCGTCCTCGACGCCAGACAGCTACCCCGACAACCCGAACCCCCGCAGCTGGAAGGAGCTCTAGGGCATGACGGACGACGAGTACAAGCGGATCGGCGGGCCGGTGTCGCTCGGCGACGCGATCGCTGTCGCGGGACCCGAGCTGCCACTGCTCGGCTATTCGCCCGAGTGGTGGGAGGAGCGCGATCGCGTTATCGCCGAAGAGCGCGCGATCGACGCCGTCCAGGAGGAGCAGCGCCGCATGAACGAGCGCGCGAACCTGCTGCGCGACGAGGAGTTCCCCGAGCTCGCGCTCGTAGCAGCGCTCGCGCCGCTCGAGGAAACCACGGCGGTCCAGATCGCGCGCCGCTTCGTGCAGGCGCGAGCACACGGCCTCCGAACCCGCGTGCTCGTGTTCGGCGGCGGCGTCGGCGTCGGTAAGACGACCGCCGCGGCGTGGATCTGCGTCAAGGCGCAGGACCCCCGCCCGGGCTTCATCCGCGTCAGCGCGCTCGAGCGGCGCGGCCGCTACGACAAGGGCCTGGACGCCTGGCTCCGTACGCGCACGTCGCTGGTGATCGACGACGTCGGCGCCGAGGTGCTGGACGGCAAGGGCGTGTTCCGCTCGCTGCTCGACGAGATTGTCGACACGTTCTACGCGAACAAGCGCACGTTGATCATGACGACAAACCTGCGCCCGAAGCAGGCGACGCCGAACGACCAACCGCAGTTCAAAGAGCGCTACGGCGAGCGCGTGTGGTCTCGCTGCAGCGAGCTCGGCGAGTGGGGCGACTGCGGCATGCGCGACCTGCGCAAGGAGCAACGCGCGTGAGCGACCTCGTCGACCTCATCGAGCAGGGCGTCATCGAGCGTCCGACCGATAGGGTGCGCTCGAAGAAGCCGCAGTGCTCGAACTGCGTGAAGAACGGCGAGCAGGGCCTCAGCCACACGGCACGCAACTGCCCGCTGCTCGGCCGCGCGCCTGCAAAGCCGCGGCACGAGCGACCGAACATCACGAAGGCCGAGCGCGCGATCCTCGAGCACGCGCTCGCCGCGACAGCGCCAGGCGGAACAGGATCGGTCGTCCCGCGTCGCGGCCAGGAGCTGCCCTACACCCGGCTCTGGCGCCGTGGCCTGCTCGCGCACCTCGGCGAAGGTGTCGACGTCACGCTCGCGAACGAGACGCTCCCCGGAGGAGACCTATACAAGATCACGGACGCCGGCCGCGTCGCGCTCGAGGCGAAGTGAAGCGCGGCAAGCCACTCAAGCGTGGAGCTCCGCTGCGTCGAAAGACGTGGATGAAGTCGCGCGGCGACACGAAGTACCGCCGCCGCGATCGCGACTTCGACTTCATGGGCTGGGTTCGTCGTCAACCTTGCGTGTGTCGAACGCTGCCGCCGCCGGACTTCATTCGTGACCTCGCACTGCGGCTCGCAGCGCCGGAGATCGCGCGGTCGACCACGTGCTCCGGCCACATGGAAGCGGATCACGCAGGCGTGCGTGGGCTCGGTCAGAAGGCCAGCGACACCACGTGCATCCCCCTTTGTTCAGCGCACCACAAACAGCGCACAGACCACAACGGCGCGTTTCGCAACCTCACCCGCGATGAAGCCCGCGCATGGCGCGCGGCCGCGATCGACCACACGCAAGCCGCCTGGGCGGCATGGAGCAGGAACCAGTGAGCAAGACCAAGACGGCGGGCGCCCAGACTGGCGCCGCGTGCACCTCAAAGAACAACGGCGACACCTGCAAGCTCCGCGGCGAGCACGTCGTCCACTCGACGACCGCCGACGTGAAGAAGGTCGCGCAGCACCGCACGTGGCAGCTCGCCGAGGACGGCCGCGTTCACGTGATCACGTTCAACCGCGGCAAGAAGATGGCCGACTGGTTCGAGGACGCACCGCCCACCGATGGCCGGATCCAAGACGGCACTGCGCCCGTCATGAACGCCGAGCCCGAACGGTGCGACGCGAAGCGGTTCGGCTGCACCCGCTGCGTGCTGCAGTTCGGCCACGCCGGCGATCATTTTACCGTCGGAGAGGATTCCGGCCGCGCGAGCTCGTGGGCCGGGCAGAGCGACGAGATGAACAGCTGGCAGCCGTGCAACGCGGTCAACGACGGAATTATCTGCCGTCGCCCGGAAGAGCACGACGGTCATCACCGTGGCGTGGGTCGCGCGTCGGGGACGCTGCACGAATGGGATGACGATCTCATTATCGTCGCCTCGTTCGCCGGCGGCGATGTCGTCGCCAGGCTGCTCGGTGACGACGAACAGCGCCCGCGCGAGCTCGACGCCGGCGCGAAGGCCGACCTCGCGAAGGTGTTTGGGGACGATGGCAAGCCGGCCAAGGCAAGGTCGCGCAAGAAGCACGTCGAGCCGGAGGTCACCGTCGAGGTCGGCCATGCATCGCTGACGGTCAAAGTCGACGACGGCCCATCGATCGTCGTCTGGGAGGTCGGTCAACGTGTGCAGCTCGCCAAGCGTCGCCGCGGGCCTGTCGAGATCGGGAAGGTGCGCGACCTCGCCGACACCAGTCGCGGCCGGCGCGCTCTTGTTGCGTGGCCGAGCGGCGGCGAGCAGTTCGTCGACCTGGTCGAGTTGGAAGTAGCTCCGGCAGAACAGACCGCCTCGCAGGATGAAGCGGTCGCGGCGCCCGCGCCGGTGAAGTTCACCGACCTGTGCCTGAAGTGCGGACTCGCTAAGCACGCCGGGAAGTGCGCGAAGGCCGAGCAGCCCGCGGCCACGTCGGCGTACACGGCGCCAGAGCACAGGCTGGAGAAGATCGGCAGCTACGAGGTTCACCCGGCGGCGGCGCTGTTTCCGATGATCGGCGGTGCCGATCGCGAGGCGTTCATCGCAGACCTGAAGAACGGATTGCGCCGCAAGATCGTGCGGCTCAACGGCGCGATCTTGGACGGCCGCAACCGGCTTAGTGGGTGCCTCGAGCTCGGCATCGAGCCGCAGTTCCGCGAGTTCGGCTCCGAGCCCGGCGACGGCGACGATCCGATCGCGTTCGTGATCAGCGAGAACATCGCGCGGCGCCACCTCAACGAGACTCAGCGCTCGTTCGTTGGCGCCGAGCTCGTGCCGATGTACGAAGCTGCCGCGAAGGAGCGCCAGAAGCGAAAATCCGACCCTGCTAGCGCAAATGTGCGCGAACAAAACGGCAAGGCGACCGAGGCGGCGGCCCGCGCGGTGAACGTCTCCGCGCGGTCCATCGAGAACGCGCTCAAGGTGAAGCGCGACGCCGCACCCGAGGTGCTCGCCGCCGCGAAGGATCGCGGCGAGCTCAAGGTCAGCGCGGCCGCCGACCTCGCGACGCTGCCGAAGAGCAAGCAGACGGAGATCATCAAGAAGGTCGGCGGCGGCGAGATCCGAGCCGGCAAGGTCCGCTCGCTCGTTCGCCAGGAGAACAAGCGCGACGTCGTTCGCAAGATCAATACCGGCGCCGTGCTGCCGCCGCCGCTCGGGCCGTACGGCGTCATCTATGCCGACTACCCGTGGCTCTACGAGAACAGCGACCAGCACGAGGGCTCTCGCGGTCACATCGACTACCCGCCGATGGCGCTCGACCAGGCGCAGCTCGAGGTCGCCCGACACAAGGGCCTACAGGTCAGCGACCTCACGATCATCGACCACGCCCACATGATGCAGTCGCGCGCGTCCGAGGACTGCATCCTCGCGCTGTGGACGACGAACTGGCACATCGTGATGCAAATGCGCCAGGTCCTCGCGGCGTACGGCGCGACGCACCGCACGGTGATCACGTGGCCCAAGCCGAAGGCCGGCGTCGGCACGTGGCCGCGCGGGCAGACCGAGCACCTCGTGATCGCTAGCTACGGCGAGCCGACTCACACGCTGAACGAGCTCACCACGCTGCTCGAGTCGTACGCGCAACGCGAGCACAGCAGGAAGCCGGACGAGGTGGCGGACCTGCTGCGCAAGCACTGCGCTGGGCCGTTCCTCGAGCTCTTCGGTCGCGAGCAGCGCGAGGGCTGGACCGTGTGGGGCGCCGAGTCGAAGAAGTTCGACCAGGAGGCCGCGTAGGTGGCGGTCACGGCGCACGCTGTCTGCGGCGGCTGCCTGCTCGACCTCGCGAACTGCGCGTGCGCGCCGGTTGAGGAGATCGAAGGCTGGCGCGTTGTCTGCGATCACCCCGGCTGCAGGGCGTTCGTGCGCGCGCTCGACTGCGGCGATGACGACCGCACCGCGTTCGAGGCGTCGCTCGCTCTGGCCATCGCGTACGGCTGGCGCATCGCACCTGACCGCTTTATTCGCTCGCGCCGGGACCTGTGCCCGGATCACGTGGATGCCGTGGAGGACCGATGGTAATGGCGGCCGTTCCGTACCAGAAGCTCTCGATCCAGCAGAAGCGCGAGCTCGACCTGTCCAAGGTGCGCGACGCGGCGGTCCGCTGCCCGCACTGCGAGATGCAGGTCATGCCCGTCGATCTGCTCGTGCACGTCGCGCAGCGATGCGCCGGTCGCCCCGAGCCCGGTCCGGGCGCGAAGTGGATCACGCACCGCGAGGCGCTCGCGATGGGTGTCGCGCGGGCAACGCTGTCGTTCTGGGTCGAGCGCGACTTCGTGCGCGCGACCGGAGAGCGCCAGGACCGCAAATATCTGCTGCGGGATCTCGCCCTGAAGATTGCCCAGCAGAAGGGCTTTCGTCGTCGCTAGTTCAACTTCTTGAACGGAGCAAGCATGCCTGTAAGGGTCAGCGTCCAGATCGATCGGTCACAAATCGCAGCGCTCGAAAACAGCGAGTTCAAGGCCGCGCTAAAGCGAGCCTTGCGCAAGGCTGGCGCGACCGCGCAGCGCGACATGAAGTCGGATGCGAGCAGGCGGATCCGCGCGCGGAAGGCGCTCAAGGTCCGGTACATCTCGCGCGCGCTGTCACTTGGTCGGCCGAGCGGCGGCGACGTCAGCAACTTCTCCTGGGCGCTGAACGTGTCCGGCGAGCGGGTGCCGCTGATCGCGTACCCGCTGCGTCAGACCAAGAAGGGCGTCAGCGTCCAGATCAACAAGGGCAAGCGCACCCTCATCAAGCGCTCGTTCGTCGCGACGATGAAGAGCGGGCACAAGGGCGTGTTCCAACGTAAGGGCAAGGAGCGGCTGCCTATCAAGGAGTTGCACGGCTCGCGCCCGGTCGACGCGCTGCTGCACAAGGGCGAAGCGGATGGCGTCGCGCAGCGCGGCTCGAGCTCGTTCGGCGCGACGTTCACGCGGGTGCTTCCGCTGGAGATCGGCAAGAAGTGAACGACGTGAGCGCGCAGAGTCTGTTGCTGGGTCGCATCGCATGGCGATGGCGCGGACCAATACCCAGCGATCGGACCGGCATTGATAACGGCGTTATCGTCGCTGTCTTCGAGTACAGCCTGATGATGCTGATGTCGGATGGTCACCTCGAGAATTGGCAGACTACGCAGGTGACCGTCGAATGACGCGCATTGCCACGCTCAGCGATGCAGGCGCGCGGCGTTACGAGCGTCGAATGCAGGGCTACACGTATCGAGAGATAGCGGAGACAGAGGGAGTCAGCGTCGGCGCCGTGCAGGCGTCCGTGAAGTCGCATGCCGAAAGTCTCGGCCTGCAGGTGCCAGTACGCGTATTGCCACTGCTTGGCGCGTCAGAGCTCGCGCGTGAACTCGGGCTGAGCGAGGACCAGGTTGCCAGGCTGAAGGCAAAAGAAGTGATCGTAGGCAGGATCTACGGGAAGCGGATGCGGTTCGATATCGAGGCCGTCAAGGTGGCGCTCGCGTCCTACGCGGAATCCAAGAGGCCCTCGTACAAGCGCTGCACCGTGTGCGACCTCGAGCTGCCGCTCGATGCGTTCATTGCGCTCAAGCGGTCCGACAAGCGATGCAAGCCAGGACACGTGTGGACGGGCCATTCGAGCGACTGTCGCACATGCAGGAAGCTCTACAAGCGCGCGGTGCGATTCGAGGAGGCGCGCGCTGCAGGCAGGACATTCGAGCCTAGGGGCGATCGTGCCGAGCAGCGAGATCGTCGCGACGCCATTAAGGCTGAGCGCGCAGCCATGGTGCGTGTTGCGCGGGCGATGGTGATGTTGTTCTGGGTGCTCCGCGCATTCGGCAAGCTGGCGATGACACCAGAGCAGCGCGAAGAGGAGCGCAAGTCACGAATCGCACTGATGGTTAAGCAGCAACGCGAGCGCCGTCACAACGACCCCGAGTATTGGGCCTCTCGTAAGGCCATGAAGGTTAGGCGCAAGCGAGCAATTGAAGGTACGCAGGTTGAGCCGGTCAGTTTGTTACGTGTGGCCGAGCTCGACAACTCGACCTGCTACTTATGCGGCCGTGCCGTGCCGCAACACACGCAGGTCGTTCGTGACCAGGCGTCGCTCGAGCACGTCATCGCATTGTCGAAGGGGGGCTCGCACACATACGGCAACGTTCGCCTCGCGCATCGTGGCTGCAACAGCTCGAAGGGAGCAAAGCCTCTGGCAACCGCCGTGCCACCGGCACCCCCACCGGGTGTCTTAGTTTCCCCTGAGGCACGCCGGCGCATTGCGGGTGGCGGAGCCGCGAGGGGCGACGATCGTAAAGGCGTTTGATCTATCGCCAGTCGCCACCGCACCATGACCAGGAAGCCACAACCGACCGAGCCGGCGCCCGAGCTGATGGGGATCCGTGAGTACGCACGCCATCGCAAGGAGCGCGGGCTCGCCGGCGGCACGCACAAGGCCGTACAGGCCGCGATCCGCGACGGTCGACTCATGCGCGCGGTCCGCGATGGCAAGATCGACGCCTCGATCGCCGACAGTGAATGGCGCGCGGTCACGCTGAGCCAGCGCATCCCGCGCACCGGACCGACGGCGCCGCAGCACTGGGGCGACGACGACGAGCTGCCGCCGGGCGTCCCGAGCCTCGCCGAGTCGCGCGCGCGCCGCGAGGCCGCGGAGGCGGCGCTGTCCGAGATCGAGCTCGCGGAGAAGCGCGGCGAGCTCGTGCTCGCGAAAGACGTCGAGTCGAAGATCGTCAACGTGTTCGCGCACTGCAAGACGAAGCTGCTCGCGGTGCCCGGACGCATTCGCCAGAGCGACCCAGGGATGAGCGATGTGCAGATCGATCTGATTGAAGCTGCGATCCGCGCTGCGCTCGAGGAGCTTGCAGGCAAAGGCAACGTCAGGTGAGTGCGGAGCCGACCACGATCAGCGGCGCCTTCGTGGATGTCGACGCGATCGTCGCGCGGGCGATGGGCGCGTGGCGGCCGCCGCCGCGGCTGACGCTATCGGCGTGGGCAGACGAGTACTACATGCTCAGCGCGGAGACGTCGGCCGAGCCGGGAAGGTGGAGCACGATCCCTTACCAGCGCGAGATCATGAACGCCTTTACGGATCCGAAGATCCGGATCGTCGTCGTGATGAAGTCAGCGCGGGTGGGCTATACGCTCATGCTGATGGCCGCAATCGGCTACTACATGCACCAGGATCCGACGTCGATCATGGTCGTGCAGCCGACTGTCGACGACGCGAAGGGCTGGTCGAAGGAGTCGCTCGCGCCGATGCTGCGCGACGTGCCGGTGCTCGCCGCGCTCGCGGTGCGCGACGTCGAAGAGAAGAGCAAGGGCAGCAAGAAGAAGGACGGCTCAGACACGCTGCAGCTCAAGACATTCCCGGGCGGCGTGCTCTCCGTCGTCGGAGCGAACAGCGGCACCGGTTTTCGCCGCGTCAGCCGGCGCGTCGTCGGCTTCGACGAGGTCGATGCGTATCCGCCGTCCGCCGGTGACGAAGGCGACCAGATCAGCCTCGGCATGAAGCGCTCGGAAGCGTTCCACAACCGCAAGGCCATCCTCGGATCGACGCCGTTGATCGCGGGCTCCTCGCGCATCGAGGACCAGTTCCTCGCGGGCGATCAGCGCCGCTACCACGTGCCGTGCCCCACGTGTGGCTACAAGGACTTCCTCGTGTTCGATCGCGAGGCGGCACGCGGCCATCGCATGCGCTGGGACGATGACGCACCGGAGGATGCCTACTTCGAATGCCGCGGCAACGGCTGCCGGATCGAGCACAAGGATAAGCGCTGGATGGTCGAGCGCGGCGAATGGATCCCAGACAACCCCGGCGCCGCGACGAGGAGCTACCACCTTTGGTCGGCGCTCAGCTACTCGCCGAACGCGACATGGGCGAACATCGTCGCGGAGTTCCTCGCCGCGAAGAAGGATCCGGACAAGCTCAAGACGTTCGTAAACACCACGCTCGGCGAGACGTGGAAGGAGAAGGGCGAGGCGCCGGAATGGGAGCGTCTGTATCAGCGCCGCGAGACCTACGCGATCGGCTCTGTTCCGGACGGCGTGCTCGTGCTGACGTGCGGCGTCGACGTCCAGAAGGACCGCCTGATGTTCGAGGTTGTCGGCTGGGCGGCGAACAAAGAGAACTGGTCGATCGATGCGGGCATCATCTGGGGTGACACCTCGCTGCCGTCGACATGGACCAAGCTCGACGAGCTGCTCGCGCGGCCATTCCTCGGTCACGACGGCGCGATTCACACGATCTCGCTGATGGCCGTGGACTCAGGTTACAACACGCAGGTCGTCTACGGATGGGCGCGTCGCAAGCCGATGTCACAGGTGATCGCGACGAAGGGAACGTCCGGCGCGCACGCGCTGGTCGGAAAGGCGTCTCCTGTCGAGGTGACGGCGAACGGCAGGACGCTGCGGCGCGGCTACAAGGTCTGGCCGATCGGCGTCGATATCGCGAAGGCGGAGCTCTACGGCTGGCTCCGGCTGCAAGTCGACGACGGTGAGATTCCGCCCGGCTTCTGTCACTTCCCGGAGCATTCCGAGGAGTTCTTCAAGCAGCTGACGGCCGAGCACCTGGTCACCGCGACCGACAAGAAGCATCGGCAGCGTCGTGAGTGGCACGTGCTGCCGAATCGCGAGAACCACTATCTCGACTGTCGCGTGATGGCGCGTGTCGCGGCCGCAGTGCTCGGCATCGACCGTCTCGCGAACGGGTCGCGGCCTCGTTCGCCGGCGCCGGCTGCAGCCGCGGATGGAGCTTCGGCCCAACTCGCGCCGGCACTGGCGCCTGTAGCGCCGCCGAGCTCGCCGCCGTCTCCGAACGAGCCGCCGACGTCTGCGGATCCTCCGGCGCCGGCGCGCACAGGGTTCTGGAAGAAACCCGGAGGCGCGCCGCGGCGAGGCAACTGGTTCAGCAAGCGGCGTTGACGTCGGCGCCTTACTCCAACCACGCCGGCTCCGCGTCGTCCGGAGCGGTGAAGCGCGCCACGGTGTCCTCCGGGCGCACGGTTTCGATGTCGCGCGCGATCTCGTAGAGCTCGTGCATGCAGCCGACTTCGATGATTCGGTAGTCATCCATGTCGCCGGCGCGTGCGAGCGGCGTGCCGTGCTTCGTTGACAGGTCGCGCGACGCGTGATCCGTCCGAGGTGGATGGCATGGACGCAAGCTGATGCCGACGCGGTGCAGGCCGCGGTGATCGCGCTCGCGTCCGGCACTCGAGCGACCATGGTGTCGTTTACGGGACCGCCTGCGCGCCAGGTGCAGTACGCCGTCGCCGAGCTGCCGCAACTTCGAGCGTTGTTGGCGGAAATTCAGCGCGCTTTGGCCAAAACGGCCACGTTTCGCCGGGTTTCTTTCAGCAAAGGATTCGATCCGCCGAGGGGTTCGGGATGAGCAAGGCGATCGCAATCCGCATGGCCGGGCAGCAGCTCACGCGCTGGGACCGCGTGCTACTGACGCTGTTCCCGAAGTGGGGAGCGCAGCGCGTTCGCGCGCGCCTCGCACGCCACTACGAGGCCGCCCAGGGCGGTCGCCGGACCGACGGATGGCGCCGCAGCGCTAGCGACGCGAACGTCGCTAACCGCCCGGCGCTCGCCGCGCTGCGCGAGCTCTCGCGCGATCTGCGCCGCAACAACGGCTGGGCGAAGCGCGGCATCCAGGCCGTCGTCAACAACACCGTCGGCTGGGGAATCATGCCGAAGGCAAAGCCGCACCGCTCGTCGGCTCGCATGGAGGCGGCGATCGAGCTTTTCAACGACTGGGCGGACTCGACCGCGTGCGACTACGACGGACGGCTCACGTTCTACGGCCTGCAGCGTCTCGTGATGGAGACCGTCGCGGAGTCCGGCGAGTGCCTCGTCGTGCGGCAGCCCGCGGCTTCCGCGGATGGCCTCGCGATTCCGATGCGGCTGCACGTGCTCGAGCCCGACTACCTCGACATGAACCGCAACGGCTTCATCGGCGAGAGCGGTGGGCCGACCTACAACGGCGTCGAGTTCGACAAGTTCGGCCGGCGGACCGCGTACTGGCTGTTCACCGAGCACCCGGGCGGGCTGCGGCTGCAGACGACGCAGTTCTATTCGATCCGCGTTCCGGCCGAGCGCGTGATCCACGTGTATCGCGTCGATCGGCCGGGTCAGATCCGCGGTGTGCCGTGGTTGGCGTCCGCGATCTCGCGCCTGAAGGACTACGACGACTTCGAGGACGCCGAGCTCATGCAGCAGAAGGTTGCGGCGTGCTTCGGCGCGTTCGTCACCGACATGGAAAGCGCGGCGCCGGCGCTCGGGCAGGAAGGCGTCGATTCGCAGGGCAACGCGATCGAGTCGCTCGAGCCCGGTCACATCGAGTACCTGCCGCCAGGCAAGACGGTGACGTTCGCGACGCCCCCGTCGCCGCAAGGTGGGTCGCTCTCGACGCGCACGCTGCGACGTATCGCCGTCAGCCTCGGCATCACGTACGAGGAGCTGACGGGGGATTACTCCCAGGTCAACTTCAGCTCGGCGCGCATGGCGCGGATCTCCGAGTGGCAGAACGTCTGCGAGTGGCGCGAGCACATGCTCATCCCGCAGCTCTGCCAGGGCGTGTGGAACTGGGCGATGGCCCTCGCGGCCGCGATGAACGACTGGCCGGCGGTCCCCGGCGCGACATGGTCGGCTCCTCCGATGCCGATGCTCGAGCCCGACAAGGAAGGCCTCGCGTACCAGCGCCTGATCCGCAACGGCCTCATGACGTGGCCGCAAGTGATCCGCGAGCTTGGCTACGACCCGCGCGAGCAGATGCAGGAGATCGCGGACACGAACAAGGCGCTCGACGACGCCGGCGTCGTGCTCGACTTCGACCCGCGGCAGATGACGCAAGCGGGACAGGTCCAGGCCGCACCGTCGGAGTCGGAAGCCTCCGGCGAGACCTCGACGGATGCCGCCGACGCCGCAGACACGGGTGCTAGCTCGACCGCGCACTGATCGCTCGCCACTTGACGGCGTGAAATCGCCGTGATCCTGACCTCGACATGGCAGGGCAGAACAAGCGCGGAGCCACACGGGATGTCCCGCTGCTCGATCTGCGCGCGACGTTCGAACCTGCGACGTTGAACGTCGACAAGCGCACCGTCGATCTGGTGTGGACGACTGGCGCGGCGGTCTTGCGCGGCGGCCTCTGGTCCGACCCGTACTACGAAGAGCTGTCGCTCGACCCGAAGCACGTGCGCATGGAGCGACTGCAGAGCGGCGCGGCGCCGCTTCTCAACTCGCACAGCAGCTACGACGTTTCCGACGTGCTCGGAGTGGTCGAGACCGCGAGCCTCGGCAAGAAGAACGGGACTGCGACCGTTCGTTTCGCAAAGGGCCCCGTCGGCGACGACGTGCTCGCGAAGGTGCAGGACGGAATCCTGCGCAACGTCTCGGTCGGCTACCGGACCTACGAGATGCAGCAGGTGAAGGGCGGCGACGGAACGATCGCGCGCTTCATGGCGACCGACTGGGAGCCCTACGAGATTTCGCTTGTTCCGATCGGTGCCGATGCTGGCGCCGTTACTCGGTCCGCTACGGGGACGACCCCGTGCGTTTTCATTCAGGAGAGAGCCATGGAGAACGAGAACCCGTCCCCGACCACCGCGCCGGCCGTTGCGCCGACGACCACCGCGCCGGCGACGGCGTCCTCCGAGCAGCTCCGCGCCGTCGAGCGCGCAGCTGAAACCCGCGCCGTCGAGCGCGTGCTGGGCATCCAGCGCCGCGGCGCTGCACTCGGCCAGACGGCCGAGCAGATCCAGCAGGCGATCGCGAGCGGTGAATCGCTCGCCGAGTTTACCGCTCGCGCAGTCGACGAGCGTGCGGCAAAGGACACGCTGCCGCTCAAGCCGAGCGGCGACGTGCACATCCAGGGCGGCGAGGACCGTCGCGACAAGCTCGCGCGCGGCATGGGCGCATGGCTGATCCAGCGATCGGGTCAGCAGCAGCTGATCGCCGCCGGCGCAGAGAAGGCGCCGCATCTCGTCGCGAAGGGCGACACCGACCCCGGCGAGTTCCGGGGCATGACGCTCGTGGATATGGCGCGCGCTTCGCTCGAGGCGGCCAACATCCGGACCGCCGGCATGAGCCGCAACGACCTCGTCGGCAAGGCGCTGACGATGCGTTCGGCTGTCGCGTCGACCAGCGACTTCCCGAACATCCTCGAGAACATCCTCTACAAGGTGTTGCTCGCGCAGTACGCGATCACGCCGGACACGTGGAAGCAGTTCTGCAAGATCGGCAGCGTCTCGGATTTCCGGACGAACAAGCGCTACCGCCTCGGCACGTTCGGCTCGCTTAGCGCGCTGAACGAGCTCGGCGAGTTCACGAACAAGTCGATCCCCGATGCCGAGAAGCAGTCGCTGACCGCTTCGACGAAGGGCAACATCATTGGCATCTCGCGCCAGGCGATCATCAACGACGACATGGGTGCGTTCGACACCCTCGCCGCGATGCTCGGCCGCGCTGCGGCGCTCTCGCAGGAGGTCGACGTCTACGCCCTGCTCGCGCAGAACGCGGGCCTCGGCCCGACGATGACGGACGGCAACACGCTGTTCCACGCCTCACACAACAACCTGACGACCGGTGCGGCCATCGGCTCGGCAGCCATCGACGCTGACCGCGTGGCGATGGGTTCGCAGAAGGATCCCTCGGGCAACGAGGTCCTCGCGCTCATCCCGGCAGTGCTCGTCCTGCCGATCGGTCTCGGCGGCACGGCTCGCCAGATCAACAACGGCCAGTACGACTTCGATGTTACGTCGAAGTTCCAGATCCCGAACCGCGTCGGCGGCCTGTTCAAGGCGATCATCGACACGCCGCGCATCACCGGCACGCGCCGCTACCTGTTCGCCGATCCTGGCGTCGCGCCGACCATCGAGGTCGCCTACGTCGAGGGCCAGGCGCAGCCGTTCATGGACCAGCACCTCGGATTCCGCACCGACGGCATCGAGTGGAAGGTCCGCATGGACTACGGCGTCGCGGCGATCGACTTCCGCGGAGCGGTTACCAACGCCGGCGTCTAGTCGCTGACGAACCCAGCGAGCTCTTCGAGCTCGAAGCCCCCTGAGCTTGAACAGCCAGGGGGCTGGGGCGTCAGGAGAGACGACGATGAACAACTTTCTTCAGCCCGGCATCAACCAGGAATACACCGCGCCCGGCGGCGGCGTCGTCAGTGGCACCCCCGTCCTGATCGGCGGCCTCGTCGTGATCCCGCTCGTGTCGGCAGCGGCCGGCGTGCGCTTCAACGGCGAAGTCGAGGGCGTGTACACGCTGCCCAAGACCGCCGGCTCGGCATGGACCGAAGGTCAGGTCCTGTACTTCGACAGCGCGACCACGAGCTTCACCACGGCCGCGTCCGCGACCGCGCGCCGCGCGGGTATCGCGAACGCTGCGGCGTTGAGCGCGGCCACGACCGGCCAGGTCTACCTGCTCAACGTCGGCGCAGCTGTCAACGTCGCCTAGGGCCCGCCATGGGCTTCGCCGAGCTCGTCGCTGCGGCCGATCGTGCCGCGCAGGCTATGCTCGGTGGCGAGCCGGTGACGTACGCGCCCGAGTCGGTCGGCTTGCCGGTCCAGCTCGGCGCGCCGCTAGGCGTTCAGCCGGTCACGATCACCGGCATGTTCGACTCGCAGTTCGTGCTCGCCGAAGGCGATGCGCATGCAGGTGTCGAGGCCGCGGGTCCCGCGGTGTTCTTCCGCGTCGAGGACCTGCCGGCCGATCCGGAGACGGACAACCCGACGATCACGATCCGCGGCGTGGACTACAGCGTGACGTTTCGCAAGCCGGACGGCATGGGCGGCATCGTCCTCGGGCTGCGCACGATCGTCTGAGCCTTGACGTCGCGATCACGTCGTGATCCTGACGGCGTTGATGGCGCACCCGCGCAAGCTCCTTCGCCAGGCCGTGATCGCGCTGCTCGCTGCAGCGCCCACGTCAGCGGGGCCGCGCGTGTCGAGCTCGCGTGTCGACCCGTATCGCGAGAACGAGCTGCCGGCGATCTCGGTGTTCACGTTTCACGAGGACACGGACGCGGATTCTGCGGAGACCGCGCCGATCGTGCTCACCCGCGTCGCGAAGGTCGAGATTGCCGCGTGGGTCCGCGACACGAAGGCGTTGCCCGCAGCCGAGGCGATGGACGACATCGCGGAGCAAATCGAGGCCGCGATGGCCTCCGACTACTACCTGTCGACGCCCGTGGCGGTCACCGCAGTGAATCACGCGACCGGCGCGATCACTGCCCCCGCGCACGGGCTCGAGACGGGCGACCCCTGCATCATCCGCGCGGGACAGAGCGGCGTGCTGCCGAGCGGTGCGCCGACGTTCGAATGCTTCGCCGTCGTCATCGACGATGACACGCTGCAGCTGGCGAAGTCGCTGAGCGATGCGCTCAACGGCCGCGTCGCGACGTTCAGCGACAACGGGACGCTGCCGCTCCAGATCCGCAAGGACGCGGTCGTCGAGCAGCTGCTCGAGAGCACCGACTGCGAGCTCGCCGCGCTCGACGGCAAGAGCGACCCGCTCGTCGGCATCATCGTGCTGACGTACTCCGTCAAGTACCGGACTTGTCCGGCGACCGTCGCGACGCCGAACGACTTCCTGACGGCAGACGTCAAGCAGCAGCTCGTCGGCGGCGTGGTCGACACGCAGGTCGTCGAGGACACCATCACCGTGAGGAGCCCATGAGAGTGAAGCCCGTCAATCCCGACAACGCTGTCGGGCTCATCGATCCGCAGACCATGCGGTCGCCGTTCCTCGACCCGATGACGGGCGAGCCGCTCGAGAGCGCGGACGTTCCGGACAACACGTTCTGGAACCGCCGCCTCATCGCCGGCGAAATCGCGCGCTGCGCGGAGCCGACCACGAGCACGCCGACCGGCCGTGAGCCCGTCGCGCCGCTCACCACGCGGAGCCAGGGGTAAGCCATGTCGATCAGCTTCAATCAGGTTCCATCGAACATCCGCATCCCGTTCTTCGCGGCGGAGTTCGACTCCTCGAAGGCCCAGCAGGGCCCGTCGCTGCTGACCTATAAGGGCCTCATCATCGGCCAGAAGCTCGCGAGCGGCACGTTCACCGCGGACACCGTCGTGAAGGTGTCGAGCCTCGACCAGGTCATTCTCGGCGCAGGCCGCGGCTCGATGCTGCATCGCCAGTACCTCGCATGGATCGCGGTCAACAAGACGACCGAGGTGTGGATGGGCGTCCTCGCCGACAACGGCGCCGGCGTCGCCGCGACCGGCACGATCGTCGTCAACTCGGCGGCGACCGGCGCGGGCACGATCCAGCTCTACCTCGGCGGCGTGCTCGTCTCCGTCGGCGTGAACAGCGGCGACCTGTCGACCGCGATCGCGACCAACATCGCGGCCGCGATCAACGCGCTGCCGGACCTTCCGGTGACCGCGACCGTGTCGACGTCGACGGTCACGCTGACGTATCGCCACAAGGGACTCACCGGCAACACGTACGACGTCCGCACGAACTACCGCGACGGCGACGCGCTCCCTGCGGGCGTGACGCTGACGATCACGGCGATGGGCGCGGTGGTTGCCGGCACGACGGCACCGTCGACGACGAACTTGATCGCGGCGATGGTAAGCATGTGGTTCCACATCTGGACCCACCCGTACACCGACGCGGCCACGCTGACCGCGCTCGAGACCGAGCTCGCGACGCGCAACGGCCCGATGCGCCAGCAGCAGGGCCTCGCGATCACGTCCGCATCCGGGTCGTTCTCGACGCTCTCGGCGCTTGGCGTCAGCCGCAACAGCCCGCACTCGGTCATCGTGGCGCAGACCGGCCACACGCCGCTCACGCCTCCGATGGAGTTCGCCGCGGAGACCGCCGGGCTCGTCGCGCTGTACGGCGCCGCGGACCCGGGCCGTCCGTTCCAGACACTCGCGTACTCGCGCGCCCTGCCGACGCCCGAGACCGACCAGTGGGACCCGAGCACGGAGCGGAACCTGCTCCTGTACACGGGCATCGCCACCACGAAGCGCGCCGCTGGCGGCGTCGTGCAGATCGACCGCCTGATCACGACGTACGAGACGAGCTCGAGCGGCGCGTCCGATACGGCGTACCTCGATGCGACGACGCTGCTGACGCTGATGTACCTGCGCTACAGCTTCAAGGTTCGCATCCAGAACAAGTACCCGCGCCACAAGCTGGCCGACGATGGCAGCCGGTTCGGCTCGGGGCAGGCGGTGATCACCCCCTCGATCGGCAAGGCCGAGGCGGTCGGCTGGTTCGGCGACATGCTCGAGCTCGGCCTCGTGGAGGACCTCGCGCAGTTCAAGCGAGACCTCGTGTGCGCGCGCAGCTCGACGGATCCGAACCGCCTCGAGTGGCTGCTGCCGCCGAACCTGATCAACCAGTTCATCGTCGGAGCGGCGCAGATCCAGTTCCTGCTGTAGCTGAGCGTGCCCCCTGCACGTGGCCCCTGAGCGCTGAAACGCCAGGGGCCTAAGGCGTCAGAGGACCACCATGGCCAACGAACGACGGGCAGGACTCATCCAGTTCCAGGTGAACGGCGAGATGTACGACGCCAAGGGCGAGTACAGCTACGAGCTCAGCGGCGTCAAGCGCGAGACGATCGTCGGCGCCGACGGCGTGCACGGCTACAAGGAGACCCCGAAGGCTGGGTACATCGAGGGCTCGATCACCGATCGCGGCTCGCTCGACGTCGCCGCGATGGTCGCGCTCACCGATGCGACCGTCATCCTGAAGCTCTCGAACGGCAAGTCGATTGTCGGCAGCAACAGCTGGTTCGCCGGCGATGGCAAGGCGTCGACCAGCGAGTCGCAGATCGACGTCCGCTTCGAAGGCAAGAACGTTCAGGAGATCAGCTGATGGCGGAGGACGCGAAGGCCGCAGCGCCGATGGAGTGGCCGCACACGGTCAAGCTCGAGCGGCCGGTCGAGTTCGCGGGCGATACCATCTCGTCGCTCACGTTCCAGCGCGGCAAGCTCAAGTTCCTTCGGGGCATGACGCTCGAGCGCACGCCGACCGTGGACGAGGCGGTGCTGATCGCCTCGCGCCTGTGCGGCCAGCCGGTCCAGGTCATCGAGGAGCTCGAGGGCAAGGACGCCGGGGAGGCTGTGGCGGTCGCCCTGGCTTTTTTCGCGAGGTGCCTCGGGACTACCGAGAGCACCTAGCCGCGCTCGCATCCCGCGGCGTGCAGCCATCTGAGCTCCTCGCGTTCGACGTCGAGGACCTGCGGTTCTGGGTCGAGAGCTTCCATCTGCTGAACAAGTCCCGTGGCTGACTCCAAGCAAACATCGCTCTCGATCGTGATCCGGACCGTCGATGACGCGACGGCTCGGATAAAGGCGATCAACGCGCAGCTGGACGCGATCAACAAGCCGACAAAGGACCTCAAGAAGGCGTTCAGCGAGCTCGCGGAGAAGAGTGGCCTGGACAAGGTCGCCAGCGGGGTCAAGGGTGTGGGCAGGGCCGTCGGCGATCTTCTGTCGAAGGCAGCAAGGATCGGCGGCGTCATCGCCGGCGGCGCGGCGCTCGCCGTGCACGAGCTGTTCGGCCTGGTGCAGCAGTTCGACGACCTGGGCGACGAGGCGGAGCGGCTCGGCGTCAGCGTCGACTTCCTCGCCCAGATGAAGTATGCGGCGGCAAAGGCCGGCGTGCCGGTCGATGCGCTCGACGAAGGCCTCAAGACGTTCAGCCAGAACATCGGCCAGGCGACGACGCACACCGGCCGGATGTACAAGTTCCTCACCCTCGTCAGCCCAGCGCTGCGCGACCAGGTGGTGAAGGCGAAGAGCAGCGCCGAGGCGTTCGACCTCGTCGCGAACGCGATCGCGAAGCTGCCCGATCCGATGCGGCGCGCGGCGCTCGCACAGAAGGTGTTCGGTGACTCCGATCTCGGCGCGCTACTCGCGAAGGGCGGGAAAGGCGTCAAGGCGCTGCGCGATCGCTATCTCGAGCTCGCCGGCTCGCAGCAGGAGGCGGCCGACAAGGCGGGCGCGGTCGATGACTCGCTGCACGACCTGCACGCGACCGAGGACGGGCTCAAGGCGGCGATCGTCACGGGCTTCGGGCCGGCGCTCAAGCAGCTGGTTGACGAGCTCGCGGCGTGGTTCAAGGAGAACCGCGGGCGCGTCGCGGAATGGGCGAAGGATTTCGGGGAGAAGCTCCCAGCCGCAGTCCACCGGGTGGCGGATGCCGTCCAGAGCGCGATCGCGACGGTGCGCGGCCTCGTTGCGGACTTCGGCGGCCTGAAGAACGTCGCGATCGGTGCGGTCGCGATCCTCGCCGGGCCGCTGATCAAGGCCGTGGTCGAGCTCGGCATCGCGCTCGCCACCGCAGGCCTGCGCGCGGTCGCGCTCGCGAAGGGCATCGGCAGCATCCCGGCGACGACCGCCGGCGGCGCGGCGGCAGGCGCCGCGGGCAGCACGCTTCCGCGCGCGGCCGCGGTCGGCGGTGGCAGCAGCGTGCTCGGCAGCGTCGTGCTGCCGTTCGCCGCGGGCATCGCGATCAGCCACTACGGCGAGAAGTACATCGGGCACGAGGGGCTCGCGTCGAAGATCGCGCGCATCCAGGCCGAGCACGGCGATACCTCGGCATCCGACTACATCGACCGCAACTACGACGCGGGGCCGTCGCCGCTCGAGCTCGTGCAGCGCGGCCTCGACAGCTACCGCGACGCGAACAACAGCCGCGGCTCGCTCGGCTCGTCGTTCGGCGGCGGCGCCGGCGGCGGGCTGGTCGGCCCGGTCAAGATCCAGGGCGACAACAAGATCAAGGTTGAGTTCGTCGGTGCGCCGCGCGGCACGCGCGTCACCGCCGACCCGAAGAACACCGACGACGTCGACCTGTCGATCGGCTACCTGCTGGCCGGAGGTGCGTGATGGCGTGGAGCGACGGGCTGCGCCGCGTCACCATGGCCGACGGCCGCAAGCTGATCGGTGCGTCGTTCCGCGGCGTGCCGTTCTACGTGGACACGTCCGATCGCGCGGGCGGCCGCCGCACGGTCAAACACGAGTACCCGTTCCGCGATGCGCCGTTCTACGAGGACCTCGGCCGCGCCGCGCGCACGTTCCGGATTGATGGCTACGTCATCGGCGACGACTACCTCGCCCAGCGCGACGCCCTGATCTCCGCATGCGAGGACGAAGAGGGCCCGGGCGAGCTGATCCACCCGTACCACGGCACGCGCAGCGCGATCTGCGCGCAGATGGCGGTCCAGGAGACCCGCAGCGAGGGTCGCTACGCGAAGTTCTCGCTCGAGTTCTGCGAGACGCCGGCGCAGGCGCCGCAGCCGAGCACGGTCGTCGACGCGTCCGACCAGGTCTCGACCGCAGCTGACGCCGCGAACGTCGCGACCGATGCCGAGCTCGTGGCGCAGTACAGCTCGAGCGGCCTGCCGTCGTTCGCGCTCGCGTCGTGCGAGACCGCGATCAAGAACGCGATCGCCGCGATGAAGGACCAGCTCGCGCCGGTGATCAGCGCCACGCAGGAAGCGGCCGAGCTGAACAGCCAGGCGTCCATCATCACCGCGGAGGCCGCGTCGCTCGTCCGGACGCCGGGCGCCATCCTCGGCGCGTTCCGCGACGCGCTGACGGCGCTCGCGACGACCGTGATCGACGCCCCGCTCGCCGTCCTGAACGCGCTCACCGAAGCGTACAGCGCCGACCTCGGACCGCTGACCACGGCGACCACGTCGACGCGCGCGAAGGAGCTCGCGAACCAGACAGCGCTGCAGAACGGCCTTCGCCGCGTGTTCGCGATCGAGGCCGCGCGGCTCGCGCCGACCGTCACCTACGTGTCACTCGACGAGGCGACGGCAACGCGCGATGCGATCGCCGCGCAGCTCGACGAGCAAGCGGGTCTCGCCGACGACACCGCGTACCCGGCGCTCGTCGACCTCCGCGCCCAGCTGATGCGCGCGGTCCCCGGCGGCGCCGCGCTCGCGTCAATCGTCACGGTCTCACGCCCGGTCCCCATCCCGTCGCTGCTGCTGACCTACCAGCTCTACGGCTCGGTCGACCTCGAGGCCGACGTCCTCGCGCGGAACCCGGACGTGAAGCACCCGGGGTTCGTCGCGGGCGACCTGAAGGTGCTCAGCGATGGCTGACGAGCGCGACCTGTTCCTAGTCGTGAAGGGCGTGCGCTATCCCGGCTGGGAGTCCATCCGGGTGACGCGCTCGATCGAGGGGCTAACCGGCTCGTTCTCGCTCGGCGTCTCCGACAAATGGGGCGACCGTGCGCCGTGGCCGATCGTGGAGGGCGACGCTTGCCGCGTCGAGATCGGGAACGGCACCAGCGCCGAGCTCGTCACCGTGATCGACGGCTACGTCGACAAGCGATCGCTGTCGTGCGATGCGAGCTCGAGGTCGCTCACGTACGAAGGTCGTGATCGAGCTGCCGACCTCGTCGACTGCTCGGTGCTCGTCCCGGACTCGGGCAGCAAGGGCAACAAGTGGACGTATCGGAATGTCGACATCGCAGCATTCGCGCGCGCGATCGCGACGCCGCACGGCATCAAGGTCTCGGTCCAGTCAGGGCTCGTGCTCAAGAAGGACCCGCTGCTGACCGCTCACCCCGGCGAGACCGGCTTTGAAGCGATCAAGCGCGCGGCTGGCTCGTCCGGCGTGATCGTCATCAGCGACGGCGAGGGCGGCATCCTGATCACGCGAGCGGGCACGACGCACGCCGCGTCGCTGGTCGAGGGTGAGAACCTGAAGGCCGGCAAGGTCGACTACGACGCGACCGACCGGTTCTATCGCTACCTGATCTCGTCGCAGCCGCCCGGCACCGATGACGCTTATGGTGAGGCGACGCGCGTACAGGCGCAGGCTACCGATCCGAACGTCAACCGCCAGAACCGCGTCATCCTCATCCGACCCGACAAGGGCTACGACGCGAAGGCGGCGAAGGCTCGCGCGGACTGGGAGGCCCGCATCCGTGCCGCGAAGGCCGCGGTGGTCTCGGCGACGGTGCAGGGCTGGCGCCAGCCGAACGGCAAGCTGTGGGCCGTCAACGAGCTGACGTGGGTGCAGGCGCCGCGGATGCTCGGTGTCGACGGCGACATGCTCATCTCGCAGGTCGAGTTCTCTGTCGGCGACAGCGGTACGGTCACGCAGCTTCACCTCGTGCGACCCGACGCGTTCACGCCGGAGCCACAGAACGCGGTGGTCGCAGGCGACGGCGCGTGGAAAGAGCTCGCGAAGGGCGGACTCTGATGGCGAGCAAGGACCTGCTGACACAGCTCGAGCATCTGTTGCGGCCGCTCCGCAACAGCGTGCGGAACATGGTCGCACGCGGCGTCGTCCAGCTCGTAAACGATGGGCTGAAGCTGCAGAAGCTCCAGCTCGGCGCGCTCGCCAACCAGGATGTCGACAACTCGGAGCACTTCCAGCCCTACGGGTTCTCGAGCGTGCCGATCGAGGGCGCCGAACACCTGACGTTGTTTCCGAGCGGCGACGGCGGGCACCCGATCACGTTGGCTGTCACCGACCGCCGCTACCGCCCCACCGGCGGGAAGAGCGGAGAGGTCTGCATGTACACCGACGAGGGTGACGTCATCCGCCTCGGTCGCGGGCACATCGTCTCGCTCGAGACGAGCGGCGAGGTGCGGCTCGGCAGTGCGACCGCAAGCGAGGGGGCGATCAAGGGCGACCAGCGGAACACCGCGGAGCAGACCTTCCTGACGGCGCTGAACACGTACATCGTCGCGATCAAGCCAGTCGCTGACCCGACGAACGTAGGGACGAGCACGCTGTCCACGGCGATCGGCGTGTTCAAGACGGCGGTCGCGGCCGCGGTCTCGACGAAGGTGAAGGTCGAGTAGCACCCCGAGGTAGCGCACATCTGCGCTACCTCGGCCTCCGCGGCCGCTCCGCCGATGGCTTGACAGCCCCGCGCAGCGCGTGATCCCTGAGGGTGGGTGCCGTTCGCGCGCCCGACCCTCGCCGAGCTAGTCACCCGCATCAAGGGCGACCTGCGCGGACGCCTCGAGCTCGACGGCTCGCTGGTGCGTCGAGCGATGGCGGACGTGCTCGCGACCGTCTGGGCCGGCGCCGTTCACACGATCTACGGCTTCCAGGACTGGCTCGCGAAACAGCTGTTTGGCGACACGTCCGACGAGGAAATGCTCATCCGCCAGGCGGGGCTGTACGGCATCACGCTGGTGCCTGCGGTGTTCGCGACCGGCACGGCGACGGTCTACGGCACGATCGGCGCGGTCGTCGCCGCGAACACGGTGCTGCGGCTAGACGAGGTCACCTCGTACCTCGTCACCTCGAGCCAGACGCTCGTCCTCGACGGCCTGACCGGCAGGGGCAAGGCGACGCTGCCGATCGAGGCCGCGCTCGCGGGCGCTCTCGCGAACATCCCCGCGACGACCACGCTGACCTTCGAGAGCCCGGTCACGGGCGTCGACTCGACGGCCACGGTCGACGCCGACATCACGAACGGCGTCGACGAGGAGACGATCGACTCGCTCCGCGCGCGCTACCTGCTTCGCCTGCGCGAGCCGCCCGAGGGCGGCGCCGACCAGGACTACGAGGCGTGGGCGCTCGCGGTGCCAGGCGTCACGCGCACGTGGGTCTACCCGAACGAGAACGGACTCGGCACGGTCGTCGTGCGGTTCGTTCGCGATAACGATGTCGGCTCCATTTTCCCGGACGCTGGCGAGGTAGCCGCGGTGCAGGCTGCCGAGGACGCTCAGAGGCCAATCACGGCGGCGGTGACCGCCGTGGCCCCGACGAACCTCGCGGTCGCGTTCACCATCCACCTCGTCCCGGACACGACCGACACGCGCGCGGCTGTGCTCGCCGAGCTCGGCGACCTGCTGACGCGCGTTGCGGAGCCGGGCGACGGCGCTGGGCGCGGCACGGTGCTGCTCTCTGCGATCCGCACCGCGGTTGGAACCGCCGAGGGCGTCGCCGACTACGTGGTGAGCGTGCCGGCGGCGGACGTCGTGCCCGGTCTCGGCCAGCTCGCGACGGTGGGGACGCCCACGTGGGTCTGATTCTGAACGGAGAGCCGCATGTCTAACTTCGTCGACGACGATCTCGATCTCCCCAACAGCCCGAAGGTGGACGCGGTCGCGCCGCCTGTCGGCGTGCCGGCGACCGAGCAGTTCGCTGCGGCGGACCACCAGGCGATTCGCCAGGCGCTGCTCGACATCAAGAACCAGCACGTAGGGCCGTCGGCGACCAACGCGGATGGCGTCATCATCCCGCCCGGCGCGCCGTGCCGCTACTCGGGCGCGACGTCGATCGCGCGCGCGAAGGCGGACGCCGCCGCGAATGCCGAGGTCGACGGGCTCGCGCTGGCCCAGCTCGCGATTGCGGGTGCGGGCAAGCTGCGAGTGGCCGGCATCCACACGCTCGCCACCGCGCTTTGGGACGCGGTCACCGGGCAGACCGGCGGCCTCACGCCGAACACCGTCTACTACCTCGACCCGTCGAACGCCGGAAAGCTCACCACGACCGCGCCGACGACGGCAGGCCAGCAGGTCGTGCGCATCGGGCGCGCGATCAACTCCACCCAGATGCGGCTGCTGATCCAGCCGCCGATCGGACTCTAGCCATGCTGCCAGCGCTCCTTCGCCGCTCCCTCTCTCGCCGCGCTGTCGTCGCCGGTGTCGTCGTGTTGATGGCGCTCTCCGCGGGCGTCACGTGGCAGCTCTTCCACGGCGCCGATATCGACCTCAGCATCATGACGCCGGCCGCGCACCGGCCGCTGGTCGCCGTCAACGGCAAGGTCCAGCGCGTGCCGAGCGGCGACTACCTCGATCCGACCGTCCTCGTCGACACGACGGGCTGCTCGGACACGAACGTGATCAAGTGGAACGCGAGCCTGACGAAGTTCGCGTGTGGAGCCGGCGGCACCGGGGGCGGCATCACGAACACCGCGCCGGCGCTGACCGTGCCCGTGTCCGATGGCACGAACGTCGGCTCGAGCGGCATCAAGGACGACAGCTCGATCGTCTCGCTGCCGGCGCGCAAGCTCCAAATCGGCACCGTTCCCGTCCCCTCCGCCAATCAGGTTTGGATCCAGCCGCAGACCGGCACGACGACGACGCAAGCGTGGATCCAGGAGGACGATACCGGCCACGTCGGCTCCGCCGGCATCAACGAATCGATCAACCTCGTCCTGCGGAACTTCACCGGTCACGCGATGGGGACCGGCGGAACCGCCTCAGCCGGCAGCCTCGATATCAACGTGAACGCGAGCAAGACGTCGGGCACGGGCACGCTGACGACGTACGGCATCCTCAGCAACGCGCAGGGCGGCGATCAGAACTACGCGTTCTGGTCGACGGCCGGCGACATCTCGATGAGCACCAGCAACAGCGCGGCGCTTGGCGCGACATCCGTGACCACGCTCAGCGCGAGCGGCGCGACCGTCGACTTCTCGGGCGTGTCGACGTCGGTCGACATCGGAACGAAGGTCAAGCCGTTCAAGGTTCCGGGCTCCACTTCGTCGAACCCGCACGTCGAGCTTGGGACGAACACGAACGACCAGTTCCAGCTGACGATGAAGAACACCGTCGCGGCGAACAGCTTCGCGGGCGTCGAGGTCGCAGGCGACACCACGGTGCAGGCGAACATTCGGCCGGGATATGTGCTTTATCGCGGCGCCGGCGGCGGCATCGGCGGCAGCGTGGAGGGCGGAATCACTATCGCCTCCGGCGGCGGCTTCCCGTTCGCGCAGTCCACCGCAAATAGCGTCGGCGTGTTCGCGGAGAGCGGCCAGGCGCTGATGTTCGGCGCGGACTCGGGCTTCAACGCGAGCATGAGCATCGCTGGCGACGCCACCGGCGACGTGATTCTCATGCCAGGCGCCCCTGGCATCTCGGGGCACCTGCGCGCGCAGGGCGCGGCAGTGACGCTGACGAACGCGACTTGCAGCAGCAGCACGTGCAACGATATCGCAGGGACGATCACGACGACCAGCACGACCGCGACGGTCACGTTCAACAAGACGTACACCGGCGCGAACGACGCGACCTGCATCATCCTTCCGCAGGGCACCGCGACGATGCCGGTGTGCACGGAGTCGGCGACGGCGATCACCTGCACGACGGTGATCAACGCGACCAAGTACAACTACCAGTGCGTGGGGCACTGATGCGGAGCGAGCGCACCTGGTTCGCGATCGCCGTGCTCGTCGCCGCGACCTTGCTCGTCGCGCTCGGCAAGCTGCCCGGCGCCGACTGGGCGAAGCTCGTCATGGTCATCGCGGGCGTGCTGATGCACGACGCTGCGCTCGCCGCGCCGGCGCCGGAGGCGGCTCCGTAGCCGACGCCCGTGCCGCTGCTGCCATTCATCCTCGCAGGACCGCTCGGCGACGACGCGCCGAACGCGTACACGCGCATGATGATGGCGCTGCTGCCGCCCGGGAAGGTGTGGCGGCTGATCGATGGCTCGTGGCTGCACTCGCTGTTCGCCGGCCTCGCGGACGAGCTCGGGCGCTTCGACCAGCGCAGCGAGGACCTGCTCGACGAGGCCATTCCGTCGTCCGCGAGCGAGCTGCTGCCCGAGTACGAGCGCGAGCTCGCGCTGCCGTCGACCGGCACCGATGACGAACGGCGCGCGCGGATCGTGGCGCGGACGGTGGCGCGGCAACGCTACCGTCCGGTGGACTTCCAGAACGCGCTCGCCGCCATCCTCGGCGTCGCGCCGGCCTCGGTTGTCGTGATCGAGCGCTCGCACGCGTTCGCAGTGTCGATCGGCGACGTGCGCGAGATCTACAGGTTCTTCATCTATCGGGACCCGACGCTGCCGGGCACGTACTCGGTCGCCGACGCGCAGGCGCTCGTCGACCAGATCAAGCCGTCGCACACGCTCGGCCAGGTGATCGAGAGCGTCAACTTCCTCTGCGACGATCCGCACTCGCTGTGCGATCGCGACCTGTTGGGGGCCTGACGTGGCGAGCTCGAGCGCACTCGGCCTCGGCGACATCGCCCTCGTCTGGGACAACCAGCAGGGCAACGCGGACGTGTACATCCTCGACGGCGATGTCGCGAGCGAGCGCGGGCTCGCGACCGCGGTCCTGCTGTCGCTGTTCACAGACCGGCGCGCGAATAACGACGACGTCCCGCCGAGCGGCGACGCGACGGACCGGCGCGGCTGGTGGGGTGACCAGTTCCTCGAGGACGGCGGCGACCTCTACGGCTCGCGGCTGTGGCTGCTCGACCGCTCCACGCTGAGCAACGAGACCGTGCTGCGCGCGACCGAGTACGCGAAGGAAGCGCTGCAATGGATGGTCGACGATAAGGTCGTCTCCACGATCGGCGTCGTCGCGACGCGGCCGTCGAAGGCCGACGCAGCAACGCTCGGCTTTGCCATCGGCAACGGGCTCGTGATCCAGGTCGAGCTGCAGCGTCCAGGCAAGGACGCGGTCTCGTTCCGGTTCGCGCACGTCTGGGACCACGTGCAGGAGGACATCTAGATGGGCGCTCTAACTGTTGCCTCCGTCGACAATACGACGGACACGATCCAGGTCATCGCGCACGGCCTCAACACCGGCGACGGGCCTGGCGCGTTCTTCGTCGGCGTCGGCGGCGTCATCCCGACTGGACTCACCGCGGCAGCGGACACGTGGGTGATCCGCGTCGATGCCGACCACTTCAAGGTTGCGTCGTCGAGCGCGAATGCTCTCTCGAACACTCCGATTAACATCACGGCCAATGGTACGCTGCCGCTGACCTACGGCATCGGCCTGCCGTATCGCCGCGCGCGCACGTACGCGGCGCTGCAGCAGGTGAAGAGCGCGGACCTCGACGCGCTCCAGGACGACGATTCGGCGCTGTACGCCTTCCTTACGGGGCAGCCTCAGACGGTCTACAGCGGGCTGGTGCTCGCGAGCGGACAGCACGCTCAGGTCCAAGGCGCTGGCATGTACAAGCGCGGGACGCGCGTGCGGCACATGCAGGGCAACGCCGGCATTCTGATCACCGCCCCGACCGCTGGCACGCAGTACTACAGCTCGATCGGCGCGTTCGCGTTCAAATCGAGCTTCCCAGACACCGCTCGATGGGCGCTGGTCCTCGAGGAAGGGGAGCAGCTGCAGAGCGTGCGCGCCTACGTGTCGAACGGCGCGACAGACGTGCTCACGATGAAGCTCTTCAAGAGCACACAGGTCGTCGGCTCTGCTGTCGCCGGCGAGACGCAGATCGGCACCACGCAGACGAGCTCGAACCACACGAACGTTTTGGAGCAGCTCGCAATCACGGGCCTGACTGAGAACATCGGGAGCGGCGTCACGTGGTACTCGGTGGAGCTCGCTTGCACGGCGTTCGCGAACGCCCCGAAGTGCTACGGCATCGACTACACCACGATCGTCGGCCCCTAGTTGCAGGGCCAGGTCTGCGCTGCGTCGGTCGCGACGCAGCAGCAGTAGTCGCCGCGCCCGGTCACATCGGCGCAGCGAAGACCGGCGTCCGGCATCTCACCTGCCGGGTTTCTGCCGTCGCTGCATGTGTACGACAGCGTCGGTCCGGAGCCGAGGTCCGGGCACGAGCGAGCCGCGTCGACCGCGCAAGTCGGCGCCGGCGCGTCCGGCACCGCATCGACTGCCGCGTCCGGCATCTCGCGCGCGTCGTCGCTGCCACCGCACCCCATCAACGCCACCGCCACTAGCAGATTTCGCATTTCACCATCCTGCGCCTTCCGTCTGACGATTCAAGGTGTCGCCGGGGTAGGAATGCGCGCGAGGCGGATCGCCGCGATTCCGCCGGTGTGCCGGTGACGCAAATTGCTGCACTTGACGGTCCGGAGGGGCCGTGATCCAGCCAGGTGTGGATGGCCGACGAGTCCACGAAGCCCGCAAGGCGTGCGCCCGTGTTCGGGCCTCGCAACGAGGATCGCCGGGCGAAGTCCGAGCCGCGCGCTGGCGCCGTCGAGTACGTCTGCGACGACGTCACCGGCAAGTACGAAGGCGAGGAGCTCGCGATCGCGCGATCGCGGCGCCCGACCGACACGCGAATCGCGCGCCTCGAGGACAAGCACGATGCGCTGGTCGCTGTCGTCGGCGAGATGGGGCAGGCGCTTGGGCGCGTCGAGGGCAAGCTGGACGTCCTGCCGCAGCTCGTCGATGCGGTGAAGGACGCCAGCGATCGCGCGCAACAACGCGAACACGTCACGTTCACCGCGCAGGTCGAGGTCGACAAGGCCGCGAAGCTTGACGTCATCGACGCGCGCCGCCAGCGCCGCCAGCTCGTGCTCAAGGTCGTAGGCCTGCTCGGCGCCGGCGGTGTCGTCGCAGAGGTCGCCCACTGGCTGATCGGAAAGGCGAGCTGATGTCTGGCCCGCGTGACCTCCATCTATCGCAACCGCTGCGCGCGGTCGATCAGATGCACCGTGAGCCCGACCCAAACCTCGAGGCCGAGGCGGAAGCCCGCACCGCTGCGAAGATCGAGGCCGATCGTGAGCAAGCCCGGATGCGCGACCAGCTGCTCGCCTTCGAGGTCAAGCTCGTCGGCGACCGCGTCCAGCGTCAGACCAACGAGATCCGCACGCTCATCGATATCGAGCGCCGCCGCGAGGCCATCGAGGCCGAGCAGCTCGTCGAGCTCCGCTCGATGAAGGCCGCGATGCTCGACCTCGCGAAGCCCGATGCCACGCAGGAGGCGCTCCTCGCCGGCGTGCGCGATCTCCGCGACCTCTTCGTTTCCGCCGTCGACGCGCTGCAGGCGCTCGTGTCGATGAAATCCAACGGTCACGCCCACTGAAAGGGGCCCAATGCTCGCAGCAATCCTCTCGAGTCCTGTCCTGTTCGTCGTTCTGGCATTCCTGCTAACCGCCGGCAGCTGGCTCTACACCGCCACCCGCGGGCTCAAATTCGGCGGCATCGCCTCGCTCGCGCGCGCGATCGCGGACCAGGCGGTCGAGCACGCGCTGATGGGCGCGACCGGCATCCTCGACGGAATCACGCCGCAAAATGCCGCGGACAAGCTCGACGGCTGGGTCTGGGCCGAGCTCGGGAAGCACGGCATCGCGAAGAACGCCGCGCTCGACATGCTGATCAAACCTGCGATCGCCGATGCGGCCGCGCGCGTGCTCGCCGGGCTGCGCGAGCGGTTCGCCGCGGAGGAGCAGTCGGTCGTCGGGCCGCCGCTCGTCAAGGCGCCGCAGGCAGGCCGCGCCAGCGTCGGAATGCTGCTCGTGCTCGTGTCGCTCGCGGGCCTCGCTGTCGGGTGTGCATGGCTCAAGGGCGAGAGCAAGCAGGTCGTCTCGGACGTCGTCGACTGCACGAAGGCGAACGCCGCGAACGCCATCAAGGAGTTCGGTCCGGTGCTCGATTCGCTGATCATCTACGCGACCGGCGGCAACGGCACGGTGAACGGCGACGCGATCACGTCCGCCGCGAAGAACTTCGGCAAGGAGGTCGGTGGCTGCGTGCTCGCCGATGCGGTAGCGCGCGCGCTCAAGCCGGCGGCAACCGGCTCGGCTGCCCCGAAGAGCTCGCCGCTGGTGTCCGACCCGGACTCGCTGCGGCGCGCGCTCGCGGAGGCCCAGCCTGGCGTCCGCTTCCACACCGCGAGCGGCGATCTGTGAACGAGCGAGAGCGACAGAGCAGCCGCCACCTCTACGAGGAACACCTCGCAGAGATGAGCGAAGGCGCGCCTCTGCGACTCGCGAGCATGCGCGTGCTCGGCGATATCGCAACGGTCGACGAGGTGCTCGCCGTGGCCAAGTGGGAGCTGAGCGAGGCGCTGTTTTCGCTGCCGCCGTCGGCGCCCGACACGCGGCCAGCTGACTCCGAACACGCATCGTGTTGCGTCATGCGCGCGAAGGCGATGTTGCGCCAACTCGAGAGGCTGCTCACGAAGGTGAGGCCATGAGGTCGCTCGTCGAGCTCTGCACGGTCGTCATCGTGGCGGCCGGCGCGACCGGCCTCTTCATCGCGATCCTGGGATGGCTGTTCTTCGCCTGAAAGGTCGACCATGAGCAAAGTCTGCCCGCTCTGCAAGAAGGCTCGCCCGGCGGTCAAAGACGCGGCGGGACGCGTCGTCATCCTGCCGCACGCCGTCGACGGCAAGGAGCGGAAGTTCGGCGAGACCTGCGGGGCGAAGCGATGAGCGGGCGCAAGCACCGGCTCGTCGACTGCGATCCGTCGTGGGCAACCGCGAACGATTGCACCTGCTACGTGATCTTCGATTGCCCCGAAGGCCACGCCGACTGCAAGCACGCGATCCCATTCCGTCAGTCGCTCGAGGGCAAGGTGGCCGAGCAGGCCGGCGCGATGTGGGACCGCGGCGGCGACACGTTCGAGACGCTCACCCTGTCGCCTTCGATCCGCCGCATCCAGCGGTATCCGAATCGCGAGGCGGCGATCGCTGCCGGCTGCATCGCCGAACACCTCGACGACTCGTACTACTGCGCGCTGCACATCTTCATCAAGAACGGCGCGATCGAGTTCTGCGGAGATTCGAAGTGAGCGGCCTGCTGCTCGACGGCGAGCTCGTGCTCGTCCCCGGCGTCACGATCATCAACCCGACCGACGCCGACTGGGTCCACCTGTCGCCCGGCGACTGTCGGCCGCGGCGCAACCGTCCGCAGCAGATCATCCTGCACAAGACGATCGCGGACGACCCGGAGAAAGTCCTTGCGGGCGCAGGCAACGCCGGCGGCGCCGAGCGCACCGCGCGCTACTGGGCCGGCGACCCGAACCACAGCGGCGCGCAGGGCGTCACTGGGCACGACGGCGTGTTCGCGTGCCTCTGCGACATGGTGCAGATGGAGGCCTATCACGCCACCGTCTCGAACCTGTACTCGATCGGCATCGAGACGTGCGAGCTGCCCGGTGGCGGCGTCTACCAGGCCGCGCTCGACACGACGGTCGCGATCACGCTCGCGCTGGTCGAGCACCTCGGCATCCAGCTCCAGGTGCAGAGCACGTACAACGGCCACCCGCTCAAGCGGATGGCGACCGACGGCGGCCGCGACATGGTCGGCGTGTTCGGGCACCGCAACAACACGGAGAGCCGCGGGCGCTGGGACCCCGGCGACCTGCTGTTCGACATGCTGCGCGCGCACGGCGCCGAGGCATTCGACTTCGACAAGGGCCAGGACCGGGTGGTCTGGGCGCAGCGCCAGGAGATGCTCAACAGCAAGGGCTACAAGCTCGCGGTCGACGGTATCCCGGGACCGGCCACGGTCGCCGCGCTGAAGAGCGAAGGCTACCGCGGCGGCGTCTGGGCGCTCGGCAAGTCCTAGCGACCGAGCAGCGCGGCGCGCCGGCGCTCAAGCTGCGAGAGCGCGGAGGCGATGTGGCCCTGCGCGCTCGGCGTCGGTCGTCCGGTCGTGGTCGTCTCGAGCGGCTCGGTCGGTCGCGAAGCCGACTTGAGCGCCGCGATCCGCGCGTCCAGGTCGCGGACCTCTTCATCGGTGGTCATCGCCGCCACCGTACCAGCCAGGCCCTCGGCGTGCTTCTCATCCTGCGCGGTCCACGACATCAGGCCACGGTCGCACGCAACCCTGACAGCGACCGGCCGACAACACGGGCATGCGACGAGCTCGGCGCCAGACCTTGGACACCGCGACGTTCACGATCACGCTCACCGGCGGAGACCTCACGCGGTGGAAGTCGGCCGCCGATCGACGCGGCATTTCGCTCGAGCTGCTCGTGCTTCGCGCGGTGGAGCGCGAGCTCGCGGGATAGGCGAGTTTTGGCAGATAGGTGGCAGTCATTCGCACCCGCACCCTCCAAACGTTGGACATCGCACGCCATGCGTTACCAGTGCCTCGGCGCCGTATTCAGAGCGGCCGTCCGACGGCATATCCAACGCCTGCGCGGACATGCGACGCCGTTTGCGCGGTGATTCGGTGAGTGGTGGTTCAATTCAACCACCTATCGTCGATAGGCGTTCCAACCACGCGGAAGAGATCGGGATTCGGCGACCGTCCGCAGCGTCCGGATTAGCGGCTTGGTCGCCCGTTGGCGGCCGGTTCGGCGAGCTCCGGATGGACGGGCTCGAGGCGCTCGAAGATGGCTTGGCGGAGCTCGTCGATCATCGCCCCGAGCGAATGCTCGGTTAGCTTCCGACCCAGGTGCCGCGCGAACAGTGGCTCGAGGATCGCGAGGACTCCGGGCCTGTAGCATTCCGGGACGACGCACTCGAACCACGTCGCCGCTTCGATGCTACCTGGGCGGGCGTGGTTGATCCTGATCAGCTTGGTCATGATCCAGCGATCGAACGCGAACGTACGGAACCTCTCGAGGCTCTCGCTCGGCTTGATGTTCGCGCGGACGAACGGCTCGACGTCTGGCTTGCCGGCCGCGTACCACGCTTCCATCACGCGCCTCTGATCGGCGCTGCCGACAGGCTCGCAGGCGCCAAGCTCGGCGAGCGGACGCCACGCGGATAGGAAGAGGTTCGAGGACGCGACGAGGCCGTCCATCGCCGCGTTGAGCGCTGACGGCTCCGCCGCCTCCTCGCCCTCCTCGCTGACTTCAGGGCTGCCCTCCTGGCCGGCAACGTACGCGTTGTGGAGCTCGACTGCGATGCGCTCGCGCAGGGCGTCGAGTTCCTCGTTGTGGACGGTCAGACGACCTCCGAACGCGTCGTCGTACAGGCTCGCCAGCGTGCTCTCGATGGCCTCATCGGCGACGTTCGCCCAGTCGGTGCGGTTGCTCATTCGTCTCCTGAGGGTAGCATCGGCGCCAGGGCTGGCTGAACGAGCGGGATGTCGAGCGTCGCGACCGCGGCGTGCTGCGCGAAGCCCTGGGCAAGGTGAGCGTAGCGCTCGGTCTGCCGCACCGAGGCGTGGCCGAGCAGCTCCGCGATCGCGGACAGCGCCACGCCGCGCATGACGAGCCAGCTCGCGTACGTGTGGCGGAGCGTGTGCCAGGTGACCTCGTCATCGAGCCCCGCGGCTTTCGCGATCCGCCCCATCGCCGTGGCGCAGTTGCTCTCGCTCCGCGTGGTGTAGCGGGCGCGCCCGCGCCATGACGGCGACCCTGGAAAGACCCAGTGCTGCGACTTCTTCCGCGCCGCCTGAGCAAACCAGGGCGCCAGCGCGGCTCTCGCGTCCGGCGTGAGCGGCACGAGTCGAGGCCGGTTGCCCTTCGGCGAGTTCGGGTCCATGTCGGGACGCCCTGGGTCGGTGCGTCGCACGTTGATCAGCGCGCGGTCCCAGTCGACATCGCCCCACTGCAGGCCGCGGAGCTCGCCGATGCGGAGCCCGGTCCGCAGGCCGATCAGGACCATCGTGTACCAGTCGAGCGCATCCGACCGCTGGTGCTCCTTCGAGGACTCGAGCAGCGCCAGGGCCTCGGGCTCGCTGAGGAACCGCGGGTGGTCCTTCGGGACCTTCATCAACTTGACCTTCGGCACGCTGTCGAGGATCTCGAGCTCGGTCGCAGCGTAGGACAGGATCCGGACCGCGACGCCGAGGCGCGTGTTGACGGTACGCGGCTCGGCGCGGCCGGCGATCCAGGTCATCTTCAACTCCTCGAGCTCGGCTCGACGCATTTCGTCGAGCCGAAGCTTGCCGACGTGGGGCTCGATGTGCAGGCGGCAGATCGTCTCGTGGAGCTCGTACGTCAGCGGCTTCGTGTGCACTCGCTGGTACTCCAGGAACCGCTTGAGGAAGTCCTTGACCGTCGGCATCACGCCGGTGAACCGACGGGACATCAGGTTGTCGAGGCGGTCGCGCTCGAGCTGCTGCGCGGCCTTCTTCGTGTTCGCGCCCTTCGGCGATGACCCGCTGTAACGCTTGCCCTTGAAGGCGAAGCGGTAGCGCCAGCGGCCGGACGGATCTTCGAACGCAGGCATCAGCGGGACTCCTTGTGGACCGCACGGCAGGACTCGCAGCGCCTGTAGCGCTCGCCGGTCCGTGGGTTGATCAGCGGCTCAGCGTGCGCCTCCCCGTACTCGTTGATGCAGCGACCGGCGGCCGTCATCTTCGAGCGGTGGCTCGCCTGGTGCTTCGCAACGCGCGCGCGGCGTGCTCTCTTCTGCTGGTAGGTCTCGACGGCCGGCCCTTCCTCGCTCGGGCGGCGGCCGCGGCGCGGATACCCGAGCAGGTCTAGACGCTGGCCGACCGCTCGGTGTGTCACGCCGAGCAGCTCCGCGGCTCGCTTCGTCGACCAGGTCGAGCGGTACGCCTCGATAGCCTGGGCGTCGTCGAACTTGCGCGGCCTCACTTCGGCCTCCCAGGCTCGCCCGTGAGCCAGCTGACGCCCGCGTTGAAGCAGGCGAGGTAGTAGACGTTCCACTCGTTGCGGCGCGCCTGGATCTGGTCCCGCTCCTCACGAAGGAGCTCTATCTGCCCATCGAGAGCGGCAACAGTCGCGTCCCGCGTGGGTGAAGCTGGCTGCTGCCGCTGGTGATGTACGACAGTCTGGTAGCTCATGATCATCTGCTCGACCTTGTGCGCAGCGCCGATCAGGGCGCCATTGCTGAGGTATCGGCGCTCATCCGACGAGAGAGCGGCAATCCACCCAGGGGTCGCGATCATGTCTCCACCCACACGATCCGGCGCTGGG